GCAGTGTGGAAAGAATCGAGGGCAATGATCTAATGGCAACGCTTGCAAGTTTTGTAGAATCAACCGCATTTGGAGTACTCAACAATTTCCTGTCAGAGTTTCACAGTGACAATGGATATGCGCTGCCAAGCCGGTATGAGGTTATTATCACATCTCCCGGTGCGGGAGATGCTCGGAAGGTTTCTATGCGTTGTGAAGCTATTGACTTGCCCGGTAGAGCGCTCAATACATCAGTAGACAGCAACATGTATGGTATTGCACCAGAAATCGTTGATGGTATTACATTTGGTGGTACACTCTCTATGACCTTTCAAGCAAGTAGTGACTTAGAGGAAAGGGTATTCTTTGAATCTTGGCAAGAAGAGGCTTGGGACAGGGGAACATGGAATGTCAAGTATTATAAAGATTACATCAAGGACATCGATATTTATGTTCTAGATGTGCAAGATGCAAGACGATACGGGATCAGACTTAGAGAGTGCTTCCCAAAAGAGATTGGTCCATCATCCTTTGATGCGGGCCCAGCCGGTGACATTGTAAAGATACCTATTACCATGCAGTATAGATATTGGGAGACACTTGACATTACAAACCAACCACCCAACCTTATGGAGAAGGTTCTTGATACAGTAATTACAGGTGCAGAAAGATCAATTAATGCGAACATACCGAAGGTGTTAAGCAGACTCGGTTAAGCAGATTATGATAAAGGATGAAATATTATGGCGTTACCAAAACTACAAACTTCTGAGTACACACTAACATTACCATCAACACAGGAGAAAATTAAATTTAGACCATTCTTGGTCAAAGAGCAAAAGATTTTGATGGTTGCTCAAGAATCTGGTGAAGAATCTCAGATTGCTTCTGCTGTGGGTAAATTAGTATCTGGATGTACATTTGGTTCTGTAGATGCAAACCTAAGTCCTATGTTTGATATTGAGTATGTATTCTTACAGTTAAGAGCAAAGTCTGTTGGTTCTAAGATAACCTTGAATGTTATTTGTCCAGATGACAATGAAACACAAGTCGAAGTCGAAGTTGATGTTGACGATATTCAAGTTCAAATGAGTTTAGAACATAGTCAGGACATTGAAATAACAGATGATATCAGTATTCATTTTAGATATCCAAGGCTTAAAGATTTGCAAGGAATGTCAGGTGAACTAAGTGACTTCGAAAAGACATTGATTTTGGTTGTTGAGTGTGTTGATACAATTACATCAGGTGAGGAAGTAATTAATAGAATTGATATGACTCAGGATGAAATTGTTGAATTTGTTGATTCTATGAATAGTACGCAGATGGAGAATGTTCTAAAATTCTTTGAGACAATGCCAAAGGTGAGACACATCATTGATGTAGTCAATCCTAAAACCAAAAAGAAGGGTGAGGTATTATTGGAGGGACTAGAAAGTTTTTTGGAATAGGGCTGTCCCATGACAGCGTAGTGAATTACTACAAAACAAACTTTGGAATGATACAACATCATAATTGGAGTTTAACTGAATTAGAGAATATGCTACCTTGGGAACGAGAAATCTATGTTGGCATGTTAGTGAAACATCTAGAGAATGAGAAAGCGGAGTACGAAAAACAAGAGAGAAAAAATAGGAGTTAATCAAATGGGCGAAGAAGAAATTAAAGCAGCAGGTTACCATCCAGCAGATACGAATGGTGACGGTAAGGTTAGTCCTGACGAACAGAGCATGTATCTTGAGTTCAAACGCCGAGAACTTGAGGATGCAGACGCAATGCGTGATGCACAGCGCACAATGGCATGGTACTCACTTGGTGGTATGTTAATGTATCCTATTATCGTAGTCCTTGCAACAGTCTTCAATATGGATCAAGCAGCAAAGATTCTTGGTGATATGGCAGGTGTGTATTTCATCGCAGTTGCCGGTATCGTCGCAGCGTTCTTTGGCGCACAAGCACTTAGCAAACCTAAGAAATAAGGAATAAGTCATGGCCACGAATGATGAAATTATTGCTAAACTTCCCCTTGCACTGGTTGAGTTAAGAAAGCAAAATAAAGACGCCGCAACTAAGGCAGCAGAAGATCGAGCAAAAGAGTTCGAAGTACTTATGTCATCAAGAGATGCGCTTGTTGTGGGTTCTGATGAGCGCAAGGCAATGAATTCAGAATTGGCCAAGATGCGAAATCAGGATTCAAGATTAGCAGCAAGAGCGAAAGAAGCTGCAGCATCCACTGCTGGTCAGGCGGTTGCACTTAAAGAAGAATTAGAATCGCAGGGTAAGATTGCAGAGGACAATAAAGAGTTTCAAAGATTAAGTTATGAGGCACGAAAAGAAGATTACGCACAACGCCTTGCAGATGCAACATCTCCTGCTGCTAAAAAAGAAATAAGAGAAGAAGCAAGAGCAGATGCAAAAAAGAATGGTTCCCGCCTAGATAAGATTGCTGCAGGAATTGGTGGTCTATTTGAGATGGGTAAGAAGGGGTTACAGGCTGCTAAATTAGGTGGTCTTGCAATTCTTTCTACTCTTGCGATTGGTGCATTTGTGATTGCTCTTGGTAAATTTCTGCAAAGTGATACCTTCAAGAAAATGACAAAGTATATTTTCGATACGATTATTCCAAAATTAAAAGAATTTTATAATGCATTCTTTGGTGAAGATGGTGGATTATTTAAAGGTATCAAAGCACTGTTTGGTGACGATAGTGGTGTCGGTGCAGTTGTCATTGGATTAACTGCTGTTACAGCACTATTTGCCGTAGCAAAGTTGGCAAAAGTATTCGGTCCATTGAAGGCAGGCGTGACTGCATTGTTAAGTGGAATTGGTGGTTTAGCAAAAAGAATTCCCGGCGTGCCAGGTGGCGGCGCTGCTGGCAAGGGCGGCGCTGCATCTAAAGTCGGAGCGGCATCAAAAGCGGGTGGTAAAGGCGGTGGACTTGGTAAAGGGATTGGCGGGATGCTTCGTGGTATTGCTGCAGGACTTGGTGCAATGGCAAATCCAGCAACTCTCGTAGGTCTTTTAGCTGTCGTCGCTGCGGTTGTGGCATTATCAGCAGCAATTCGTATCATGCGGCCCGCATTTGAACCAATCGGTAAGATGTTTGAATCCTTTGGTGAGACTGTTAAAACAGTCTTCGAAGGACTAGGTGTGATCATTAAGGATATTGGTGAATCAATCGGAAAAGTTATTACTGCAATTGGTGATTCTATTGGTAATATTATTGATAAAATTACTAGTATGAAAACTGCTGGTACTGAGGCAACTACTAAACAGATTAAAGAGTTGAGTGCAATACCGGGCAACCTGATGTTAGAGACAGCAAGGGGTATTGACGCTATCAAGAAAGCACTTGATGGTTTCGGGGGTGGAACTTTCTCTAAGATTGCTGGTAGTTTGTTTGGTGGTAGTGGTCCAATTGATAAGATCATTAAACTGTCAGAAAAGGTTCCCGCACTTATGAAGGCATCAGAGGCGATTGCAATACTTGGGGCGGCGGGTAGTGACTTTGCAAAGGCAGAGACAGAAATAAAACGGCGTGAGAGGATAGCAGAGTTGAAAGGAACAACTCGCATGGGGATCGGAGCAGAAGGTAGGAGACAAGCTGATGCTAGAGAAATCGCTGCACTAGAATCTCAGGCTATGCCTATGGGTGCTGGTGGTGGATCAAACTTTAGTGCTCAATCGAAAAATATGATAACCGCAGCAATTAACGCAGCAGACTTAACCTTGATTGAAAAAGATAGGGTTAGAAGGGAAGCAGAGTTTAAAACTGCTGGTGCTAGTGGTGGACAGACTAATATTGTTGATGCAAGACAATCATCAAGTGTCACCACTACAGGACAAAGTGGTAATAGTCCAATCATCAATCCTAAGTATGCTAATCGAAACGCTGCATCGTTCTAAACGCTGGTGGTATGATATAAAAAGGGGGGTCAACGTGACCCCCCTCTCCCCTTACTCTTTTGCCAACTTTTCAAAGTAGGACATTGTGTCCTCATCATCACCAGTATCAATAGTAGGCGCTGGAGTAGGTTTCGTATCCACCTTTGGTTCGGCCCAAGGTGCATCTTCCATAACCTCAGCAGCATTCCCTACTGTGGTCGTCCCTGCAAGAACCATATCCATACGCTTCTTGAGTTCATCATAGGACTTGAAGTTAGTTTCAGAAGTAAACTCTGACAGAGGATACTGCTTCTTCCACACTTCTTCCAACTTGTCATCATCATCAAAGAGAGCAGATGGTGCTGAGAACTCTGACTTATCATAGTTCCAATAACCTTCTACCTTACGAAGCTTCAGCTTGAAGTTCGCACCTGCCCAGAAATCAAAAGGATTAATTGGGGTTTCGTCCTTAAACGCTGGTTGCATTGCTTCCATGCACTTGTCAAAGATTTTCTTACCAAAGCGATAGAGCATAACCTTACCCTCATTCTCAGGATTTGCAGAGTCTTCAACAACGTAGATGTTTGCAAAATACTGCAACTTACGCTTCTGCTTACGAGCAATCTCCTTATCAGACTCAACACCTGAGTTCCAATATGCAGAGTTCATCTCTGACACGGGATCATTCTGACCAATGGTTGTGAGAGAGTTCTCAATATACCACTGTCCAGATGGGCCTTGAAACGCATGGTTCCAGACCTTTGCCCAAGGCATATCCTCACCCTCTACTGCGGGAAGGAAACGAATAACGGCATAACCATTACCGCTCTTATCCATGACGGGTTTCCAAAGACGATCATCCACATAGGACTTCTTCTCTCCCCCACCACTATCTGCTTGAACTGCTCCAAGCAGCTTGTCCAACGAATTAGAATTCTTGAGTGTACTTAATGACATATGTATTCTCCTTATGTAAATATATGTTTCGTATGTTTATAGTGTTACCACTTTATCACAAAATTCTGCTTTTGTCAAGTAACTTAGATTATTTTCTTGAATAAATTCCTCTTTGGCATCTACCCAAGAAAACTGAACATCCTTGAACTCTCTAAAAACAGTTTGCATCTGGTTCTTCCAATTCACTGAATTGAAACCTTTTGCATCACTGGGCAGATAATTATCTGTCCCCTTATATATGTTGTTCAACGGTTCATCGTATGATGATAGGTCAAACCCCAATATATAAATCTCTGATGCACCCTGCTGACATGCAAGATGCATTGCGGTGTTACCCGCTGACCATCCAACAGGAAAGTCAATCGTATTTATGTTGTCGTCCTCATAGACGTATGTAATCCAAAGTCCAACATCCTTCTCCAGCTTCATCTGAAGGTCTTTCATATCTAAGTCAAAATTACCCAATTGAGAGTTCATCTCAATTGCAGATGCAATCTTGTCCTGTAGTAACAAAGGGTCTTTACCTGATATTACACAACGATCTGTAATACCAGTTGTCTTGTGGATGAATTCTTCTGGAATGTCATACCCCATAAGCATCATTTCAGCTGCATCAGAAGGAAGGACTGACCAATTTGCAAACCAGCACTGAATATCTCTCCAATTGTTGGATTCGTAAATCTCCTGCTGCATACCATAGTCAACTGCAACAAGGTTGTCCACCATCACATCACGCCAGATTGCATTACAACCCCATGTGACAGCATCCACCTCATACTGTTTATCACCGAACCACTTGCGTGACTCACCATTACCAATGACAACTGCCTTAGACATTACTGATATCCGTCATGATAGGGAAAATCTTTGCAATCTCATGAGCACAAGCCCGTGCAATATCCTGATGTTCCTTCTGTGTGCCATTAGCACTGCGTAGGTCAATGTAGTGTACCCATGAGCGCAATGTACCGTTCATGTACAGCCGTGATACAGTCATACCCTCTGGTAGAACTGCACGAGCCTGTTCCTTGGCA